GTAAACGTAGATTTATCCAGAAATGTCCCGATTTTGTCCGATTTTGTAACTAGTCCAGACCAGTCCAAACCGGACATAGCGGACAGTCAAGAGCCAAATGTTTTACCGTTGGGGGGTCGCCTTATAGGCAGCCCAACGCCTCGCATTTTTGCACACCCTGTAGAAGGCGACACGTCTAGAGCTAAACAAGCTATAGAACTAGCAGCTGAAATAGGTATCGAGCTTATGCCCTGGCAAAAACACGCCTTAACTGAAATGCTTACAATGAATAACGGCAAGTATGTACGTAGGGTGCAGGGTTTGGTATGCGCTAGGCAGCAAGGTAAAACAGAGCTAGCAAAAATCCGAATAATTGCAGGTATCTATTTATTCAACGAAAAGGACATAATTCTATTATCTGTTAACCGTAAGCTGTCGTTAATTACCTGGCGGCAGATAGATTACTTAATCCAGAATACCCCAAGCCTTAAAGGCCTTTGGGATAAGACCTACACTACTAACGGTGCTGAGCGAATCGTATTTAAAAACGGTGCTCAAATATCCGTAGTAGCTGCAACGCCTAACGGCTGCCGCGGCATGACCGCCGACCTCGTTTTCGCAGATGAAACCCGCGCGCTCGACCAGGGCACTTGGGACGCGGCGGTTTACACCACTAACGCGCGGCCTTTAGCTCAGGTCCTCACAGTTAGCAACGCCGGTGATAAAACGAGTACAGTTTTAAATAATTTACGCGACCGCGCAATAAATAACGTAAGTCCTAGCCTGGGCTGGTTAGAGTGGTCAGCTCACCCGTCGCGCGAAATTATGGATAAACGCGGTTGGGTGGAATCTAATCCCGCTTTAGGCTGGACAATGGACGAGGAAACTATGGCGCATAACGCCGTAACTAATGACCCGCTAGCCTTTCGCGTGGAGGTACTTTGTCAATTTCTGGACAACCTCGCGTCCCCTTTCGAAGTTGGAAGCTGGGAAAAATGCGCGGACGAGTCGATCGTAGTTGAGCCAGGCGGACTCACCTTTTTTGCGTTTGATAAATCCTATACGCATAAATACGCAGTCTTGGTTGCAGGTCAAAAACTGGACGAGCTAAGAGTAAAAGTAAAAGTGTTGCAAGTTTGGAGTACTTCCACACCTTTAGACGATCGGCAGCTAGCTAGTGATATAAACGCGCATATACAAAGATTTAGGCCTAAGGTTGTTATGTATGACAAATGGGTAAGCGAAAACGTAGCAAGCTATTTAAAGTCTAGCGGCTCGCCTTTAATGGATGTAAGCGGCAAAACTCAAAACGAGGCAAGTAACCGGCTCGCGCAGCTTATGAGTCATGGTCAGGTAATGCACGCTAACGAGCAGGTACTTAATGAAGCTATAGCCGCGTGCGCTACTAAGCACACCGAGTACGGCTGGAAAATTGTAAGGCGTAAGTCAGCTGGTGAAATATGCGCAGCTATTGGCGTAGCTATGGTTGCCTGGTACGCCTCAAGGCCTCAGGCAGTCGCAAGTATAATAGTCAATTAGACACGCCGAACAAATCGGACATATTATTAAAAATAGGTATATAGTGCCGGCGTGGGGATTTTACAGTCGTTACGTCTAGTAGACGCTGTAACCATGCCCGAAAGTACACCTACAATAAAAGCGCAATATAACCCGCCTGTAAATGATGTAGACACTAACAGCTTATTTTTTGCGCCTCAAACTTTTATTACACGTGCTGAGGCTGCAGCGGTGCCGTCCGTCGCGCGGGCCTCACAGTTAATAAAGGGCGTAGTCGGCACGCTACCCCTACACCTTTACCGTAAATCTACTGGACAAGAATTAGGCTCACCTGTTTGGCTAGAACAGCCAGACGTTAGGCAGCCTCGCGTAGTAACTATGGCTTGGACCGTCGACGCTTTATTTTATTATGGCGTTGCGTATTGGGAAGTTACCGAGCTATACGCAGACGACGGCAGGCCTGCACGTTTTGCCTGGGTATCTAACTCACGCGTTACAGTAGATTTAAACGCTAACAACACCGTAGTAGATTTTTATTACGTAGACGGCAAACGCAGACCCAGCAGCGGCTTAGGCAGCTTAATTACTTTTCAAGCTATGGACGAAGGTATTTTAAATAGAGGCGGTCGCACAATACGCGCCGCGTTAGATTTAGAAAAAGCCTCAGCTGTATCAGCTGCTACACCTGTACCGTCTGGCTATATACAAAACAGCGGCGCAGATTTACCAGAGGAACAAATTACTGGACTATTAGCTAGTTGGAAATTGGCCCGTAATCAGCGATCAACTGCTTACTTATCAAGTACGCTGAAATACGAGCCAACCTCATTTAGTCCTAAAGATATGATGTACTCGGAAGCCAAACAGGAATTAGCTACCGAAATAGCCAGGCTATGTAACGTGCCGGCTTATATGCTAAGTGCGGACGCTAACGCTTCAATGACCTACAGCAATTTAATGGACGAAAGAAAACAATTTGTAGATATGACACTACGGCCTTTTATATCCGCTATTGAGGACAGGCTCAGCATGAACGACGTAACAAACTCGCAAAATATCGTACGTATGTCATTAGACGATAGTTATTTGCGTAGCGACGCATTAACACGCTTAGCAGTAATTGAAAAAATGTTAGCCCTTAATTTAATTACAGTAGAACAAGCACGCGAAATGGAAGACCTAACACCTAACGGGGGTACACCTAATGCAGTTGAACTTTAACAGCTCAATAGAAGCTACAGACCAAGAGCGTAGAATTATCGCCGGTAAAATTGTACCGTTTGGCGAAATCGGTAACACCAGCGTAGGTAAAGTAGTTTTTGAGCAAGGCTCAATAAATTATCAAACTAACGGCCGTATTAAATTATTACTAGAGCACTCAGCTACAGACCCTTTAGGGTTTGCACAAAATATAAGCGAGGACACACGCGGACTTTACGCAACCTTTAAAGTATCAGCTACTACTAAAGGTACAGACGCTTTAATTGAAGCTAGCGAAAATCTACGCGACGGCTTAAGTGTTGGCGTAACTGTTGACGCAAGCGAGGAACGCGGCGGCGTACTTTATGTGCAGTCTGCACAATTACGCGAGGTAAGTTTGGTCCAGGCAGCGGCCTTCAAATCTGCAGCGGTCGAATCCGTCGCAGCTAGTGAGGTAGAACCTGAGCCAGTAGAGGAAACAGAACAAACCCAACCAACCGAAAGTGAGGCCAGCGTGGACAACGCTACCCCAGCACCCGAGGTAGAAGCCGCACAGCCGGTGGAAGCCTCACGCCAAACAGTAACGGCATTAGCTTTTACTGCACCCCGTAGCCCAATTACTACCCCAGCCGATTACCTTTTCCACAAAGTAAAGGCAACAATGGACCCAGGCAGCGAGTCTGCACTATGGGTACGCGCAGCTGACGACTCAACCACAAACAACGCTGGTTTAATTCCAACACCTCAGCTAACTACTTTGTTTAACGGCAAGTCCGATAGTTTCCGCGCAAGCATTGAAGCTATCAACACCGCCGCTTTACCTGCTATGGGTATGTCGCTACAAATCCCTCGCATTAAAACCGTACCAACGGTAGCCGATACAAATGAGGGCGCAGCACCTAGCGAAACCGGCATGGAAGTAGAGTTTGTAACTGCTACTGTAAATAAGTACGCAGGACAGAACACAGTTTCCGTCGAATTGTTCGACCGTTCAGACCCAGTATTTTTAAACGTATTGGTTCAACAAATGGCCGACGCTTACGCGCTAGCTACTAACAATTTTGTTAACGGCGAGCTAATTACTGCAGCTACTCTAGACGCTACAACCGTAGCAACTTACCCAACAGCCTCAGAGCTTCTAGGTATTGTTTCACGCGGTGCATCTAGCGTTTACTCAAACAGCAAGCGTTTTGCTCGTAACATGATCGCCTCAAGCGGACAATGGGCAAACATTATGACCCTTAACGATTCCGGCAGACCAATTTACACAGCCCAACAACCGCAAAATGCCGGTGGCGCAGTATCAGTATCAAGCCTACGCGGCAACGTTGCAGGCCTTGACCTATACGTCGACTATGCAAACTCAGGCGACGGCGACGGTACACTTTTGATTGTCAACCCAGACTGCTTTACCTGGTACGAATCCCCAGCACTACGTTTAACTACTAACGTGGTTTCCAGTGGGCAGATCGAGATTATGTATTACGGCTACGGTGCTTTGGCCAATTTGGCCTCCGGTGGCGCATTTAAAAATAATAAGGCATAGCCTAAAACACTAGAACCCTAGACCCTGCCCCTAGTCCGGTGGGGTTTAGGCCCAAACAGTAAGGAGTAAGGCGCGTGGCTGCTAGCTACATTACCCAATTAGAGTTGCGCACCTTGCTCGGGATTGTTGGCATTACTCTTTACACAGACGCAACAGTCGAGGAAGTCTGCCAGGCTACCGAGGACATATTAAACAAATACTTATGGTTTAACACCGCGCCTATATCTGCTACGGCTTTGTCAGCCAACGTAGCTACAATTACTACCCCTACACCTCATGGCTTTGTAACTGGCCAGCAAGTAACAGTAGCCGGCGCAGGTACTACTTTTAATGGCACTAAAACACTAACCGGCTATGACCTTTACCGTTTTACTTATGATAAAACAGCTGCAGACCAAACTACACACTTAGTAAAACCTTACGGCTTAGCTACTGGACCTAACCACGCTACAGCTTATGCAAGTGTGCCAGCGGTGCGCGA